AATCGATGCGCTACTTTAGAAGCCAGGTTGAGTGGTGGCGCGGTGATAGTGAGGCCGGGATGGTAAGTAAAAAACCACATTATAAGCTAGCAAGCGACGGCACTTTTGAACACGTTTCGGGGCCGACGCCTTTGTCCGTGGACAACTTGAACCCGTCAGCCTATGCGGGACAAAATTCGCCTTCTCCTTACGAAGATTCTATTTTTGACGGGGGTAAATTCTCTGGCGGTTTTGGCATAACGCAGATACACCAGGTGGACTATTGGACTCTTCGCGCGCGCTCGGCTCAGTTGTTCACAGAGAATCTATATGCTCGCGGCATTGTACGACGGCTAGTTACTAACGAAATAAACACGGGTTTAAGTCCCGAGTCCTGCCCGGATGAAAGTATCATCGGTGTCGCAGAGGAGAGTCTCAACGAATGGTCAGAGACCACAGAAAACCGTTTTGGTATCTGGGGCAAAGGGCCAACCTTATGTGATTATAAAAAGAAGTCAACATTCGGCGCTATCCAGCGCACGGCTCGACTAGAAGCATTAGTCAGCGGGGACGTGCTTGTCGTTATCCGTCAGTCACCACAAACAAAATTACCCATGATCCAATTGATAAGCGGCAGCAAAGTACGAACGCCGCTTGGCGATTACGGATCGCTTCGCAATGGTCACAAGATACGCCACGGCGTTGAGCTTGACGGCTTAGGTCGCGTAGTAGCGCACTGGATAAATCAAGATGATGGTTCCACTAAACGAATTGCGGCGGAGTCCGAACGCTCGGGGCGTAAAATATCATGGCTAATATATGGCACTGATAAACGACTCGACGAACTACGCGGGCAACCGTTGCTAGCTATCGTCATGCAGTCACTAAAAGAAATCGACAGATACCGGGATTCTACCCAGCGTAAAGCGTTAAACAATTCCATGCTTGCCATGTTTATTAGAAAAACAGAGGACAAGATGGGGACGCTACCTGTCACCGGCGGCGCAGTGCGCAGAGGGACCGCTCAAGTGACCGAACCGGACGGAACTAAACGCCGATTTAATGTTGCGGACCAGATACCCGGCGTTGTCATGGAAGAGTTACAGACAGGCGAGGAACCTGTTTTGCTCGGCGGTCAAGGCACGGACCTAAACTTCGGCCAATTTGAAGAGGCGATAATCCAGTCAATAGCGTGGGCTTTAGAAATCCCGCCCGAAGTGCTGCGGCTATCGTTTTCAAATAACTACAGCGCCAGCCAAGCGGCAATCAATGAATTTAAAATAGCAATCAATAGAACATGGGGTGACTTCGGAGAAACATTCTGCAGCCCCATATACATTGATTGGCTAATTAGCGAGACCCTATTACAGAAAATTAACGCGCCGGGATTTTTGCAAGCGTTTAGAACGCCGAGCGAATACGACATATTTGGCGCGTGGACCTTGACGGAATGGTATGGATCTATAAAGCCATCGACGGACATGCTTAAGCAAGCGAAGGGATCTAAAATACTTGTGGAGGAAGGCTGGTCAACAAACGCGCGCGAGGCTCGAATAACTACGGGTACTAAGTTTAGCAAAAACATAAAACGCTTAAAGCGCGAGAACGAACTGAAAGTTGAGGCCGCTAGACCCATGGCAGAATTCAGACAGGAGTTCGGCGAAGAAGAAGCCCAATCCGCTTTATCTGCAGCGGACAGCATGGGAGACATCGAGGCAATGCTTGAGGATAAACAGGGCCGCAATGATAGCTAAGCAAGCAAAGATTTTGACGAGTGCTAAAATAAAAGCTAGTATGCAAAGAACAAGAGGATCATTTTTATGTGGTTATTAGAAGCTGGCGTCCGCCAAGCCATGCAAGTGGCCGAAAAATCGGGCTTTAAATTTACAGCAAAACAGCAAGCGCAATTCGATGCTCAGTTTAGCACTGAGAACGTTTCAAGCGGTAACAATAGGCTATTAACGGTTGCGGGTGATAACGCGCAAATATCAGTGAGGGGCGTAATGACTCAAGAGCCCAGTTTTATGGCTATGATATTCGGCGGTGGTAATACAACTTATCCGGAAATTATATCGGCTATCGATACAGCGGAGCGCGACGATTCGGTCACTAACATTGTATACGAAATCGATAGCCCTGGCGGCGGGTTCGATGGGCTGTTTAATATGCTGGCCGCGATGCAATCCGCTACAAAACCAAGTAAAGCAATAATTTCTAACGTGGGGGCTTCTGCCGCTTTTGCTATGGCCACGCAAGCTGACGAAGTTGTCGCGTCTAACATAGCGGCTCGAATTGGTAGCGTTGGCGTCGTGGCGACATTCTACGACGACGAAAACGAAATCAGTATCACTAGCACGGACGCGCCTAAAAAGCGTCCTAATGTGCGCACGGAGGAAGGCGTGGCCATGGTTCGCGAAGAACTTGACGCTATGCACGAAATTTTTGTTGACGCCATCGCTCAAGGCCGTGGCACGACAGCCGAAAAAGTAAACGCAGATTTTGGCCGAGGCGGAACCGTCTTAGCTAACGAAGCAGTAAAACGCGGTATGATTGACGCCGTGGCGACCAGCTCGCCAAAGGCAGTTAAAACTATCAAAACCACAACCACCGCCAACAGCGGGAATCAACCGGAGGCCACTAAAATGGACCTTAAAGATCTAAAATCCCAGCACCCCGACACATTCGCGGCGGCGGTGCAGCAGGGCGTAGTAGAAGAACGCGATAGAGTCACGGCGCATCTAGTTATGGGCGAAAGCTCGGGCGATATTAAAACCGCCAACGCCTCAATAAGAAACGGCGACGCTATGACGGCCACTCTGTCAGCAACATACATGACTTTTGGTATGAATCGCTCAGACGTTAACGCAAGAGATAAGGACAATCTCGAAGCTAACGCGGGTGATGCAGCAAACACCGAGAGTAATGATGATAAGGGCGGCGACGTAGTCGGCTTAATCGAAGCCCGTCTCGGTTTAGGAGTATAACATCATGGCGAATATTACTATCACCGATGTTGATCTAGGCAGCGTTATTTTAGAAGATGCGCAGTTTAGTAACGAGCCGCTTACTTTTGCGGGTGTTGCCACTGTATTAGAGGGCACTATTTTAGCGCGTAATTCCTCTACTTTAAAATTAATCCCGTTTGTGAAAGGCGGTTCAAGTAACGGTAACGGTATACCTAAAGCGGTACTAACTTACCCGGTTACGTCTACGGGTGCGGGCGATGTGCCAGTGCGTGCGATGGTATCCGGATCGGTACGTTTGGGCCGTTTAATTATTGACGCCGACGCCGACAATTCAAACGTAGACGCTGCAGTTTTAGACCAGCTACGCGACTATTCTTTAATCTCAGTCGATGTTCAAGAACTAAACACTCTTGATAATCGCTAAATAGGAGCGCATAAAATGAGCGGTTCAACTACTAAACGTATGCTAGCGGCCTACATGTCGATGGCGCAACCTATGCTGTTTTTGTCTGGGTTCTTTCAGAGCCCGCCTGAAAATTTCCATACTACTGAAGAAGTAGAAATTGATATTGTTCGTTGCGACGAAGATATCTCAATCGTTATTCAAGACCTGAGCACGGGTTACCGAATGAACGCGGAAGACCTCTACACTAATAAAGGTTTTAAACCGCCAATTCACAAGGAAGCAATTCCGCTTAACTCGTTTGATTTAATTAAACGTATGCCAGGGCAAAATCCGTTTGAGGCGCCCGACTTTAGAGCTAACGTAATTTTACGTTTGTTCAACGGCATTACCAAGATTGAACGAAAAATTAGGCGTTCCGTGGAGCTACAGGCGTCGCAAGTTTTGCAGACTGGCGAACTAACGCTAACGGACTCAGATGGCGTTGCGCTTTATGTCTTAGATTATAAGCCTAAAGCCTCGCACTTTCCAACAGCCGGGACTTCGTGGGCTACTGCTACGGGCGCGGAAATGATTGGCGATATTGAAGAGCTAGCCGAAGCAATTCGTAACGATGGCCTGCTCGACCCCGACCAAATAATCATGGGCGCGGTTGCGTTTGAAAAGTTTATTTCTAATGAGGACGTGCAGAAGCGATATGATATCAGACGTATTGATTTAGGTACTATCGCACCCATGCAAATGCGCGGCGGCGGCGGTAACTATCGCGGAATGATTGAAATCGGAAATTATAGCTTTGATTTGTGGACTTATGGCGGGCGCTACACTAATCCGTCGGACGGTGTCAAGACTCAATTTATTGATCCGGGCAATGTCGTTGTGCGCGCTTCTCAAGGTCGAATGGACGCAACGTTCGGCGCGATCCCGAACATTGGAACGCTAGTCGGCGGTCAATCTACTAACTTATTACCAGAGCTGCCAGGTCGTTTAAGTAACTCAGCTGGCGGAATGGATTTGTTTACTAACGCATGGCTGACAAATGACGGCGAGCAATTGTATGGTGGCGTAGGTGCAAGACCACTTATAATCCCGACTGCAATTGATACGTACGGATGTTTAATTACTCAGCTTTAAAATAAACTAATTACTCGGGGTTCGCCCCGAGCCTTTTTATAAATAGGGAATAAATACCATGGCCAGTAATAAAGAATTAACCCTCGCTATCGCAACAATTTGCGCGCAGCTAAAGATGGAAACGCCGGAAACAAAAGACTTAAACAACAGTCAATTGTCTAGCCTTCTAAAAGATTTTAAAGCAAAGCAAGCCGAAGAAGCCCCCGGGGAAACCGAACCCGAAGAAGCTCCAGAAGAAACAGGCTTTAAAGTCATGCCTCGAAAAGCGATAACAACTAAACGCGGGATTATAGCGGCAGGCGAAAAGATTGAAGCAAAAGACCTATCCGGTGGCGAAGTAGCGTTCAAAGCGTTCATAAAATCTAAGCACATCGGCCGAGCTTAAAAGATGGGACTTCGCGAACAAGCCGAAGCAGACCTCGGACTTATCCTAGAAGATAAGGACCGGGGCTTTGGTTACGACATAATTTTGACAGACCCTTCGGGAACAGTCAGACCACTTACGGGTTTTTCAGTCGATATTTCGCAAATAATCGATCCTGATACTGGAATAGCCGTAAGTGGCCGCCTTGCGTCCGTAGCGATACGAACAAGCACAATTATTGCTGCAGGGCTAACATTGCCCCGCGGGATAGCAGACGCGGGAATAAAACCTTGGATTGTGCAATTTAACGATATCAACGGCAACCCGTTTACGTTTAAAGTATCACAATCTAATCCAGACAGAGCGCTGGGATTAATTACATTAATGTTGGAGTTATACGTGGTATGACCATATCAACGTTAATAGATAAACAAGATACTTTTGAGATAGTTCGCGATCAGATAGCGGCCATACTCACGACCGAGATAGCTAGCCAGATGCAGCTCGCAACAGATGCGGGAAAAGATCCGAACGATTGGAAACTTCGCATATTTACAGAGCGTTCGAATCCATGGGAAGAATTTCTTAATGAGGTTGTCGACACAAGCCCGCTTGTTAACGTTTGGTTCGACAATTCGAGTTTCGATCCTAGTAAAAGCAACGTAGTAGAGCGCCAAGCGTCCGAAACAGTTTACAACATAGATTGCTACGGTTACGGAAGGAGTCGCGACGATGGTGCAACGGGACACATACCTGGCGACAGGGAAGCGTCTTTTGAGG